TTGTTCAACAGCGTATTTAGTCCTTCTTGCAATCCATTCAGCATCAACGCCATCGGGAAATGCTTTAGCTGCTACCAGTTTGGCAAAGGCTTCAAAGTGTTCTATCCACATCTTTGCAACACTTCCTGAAAATCCAGCCTGTCTAGCCATCTCAATGAGTTCATCTTGTGTCATGAAGTAGTTCCCTTCTTCTTTCGTAGAACAAGTAACTTGGTAGTTACCTTGACATATTTGTTTCCATCCTTGTCTGTCCTCTCAACCCCATGCATTGTCTTAGCAGGGAGGTTGGAAGGGAAGGGCCATGTTGTGTCTTCTTTAAAGGGCTTCTTCGTCACGCTCTGTCATCCTTCCTGTATGTTTATTATACAACAGCTTACATGCTGGGCCAGTGATGCCACTGAAACGATTCTTCAACACCCTCACCTTGGTGGTGTTACGTTCTGTCTCATCCTCTGCCTGACCGTTACGCTCCAAGCCAAGCACCATGTCTGACAGCTGAGCAATGGAGCCTGAGCCACGAAGCTGAGCCAATGATGTAGCTGCACCTTCCTCGTGTCCCTTATCAGAAGGACGCTTGAGGTGGGACACAATGATGAGGCTGATGCCTGTCTTCTGCACCAAGGTACGAAGCTCTGTCATCACCATGTCCAAGGCTTTACGTTCATCACCATTCTCTTGGCTACTTACAACAATGGATACATGGTCAAGAAATACATAGCCACAGCCAAAAGCAACTGAGAATTCTTCGACTCGCTTGATGATGTTCTCAATGTTAGTACTACCAAAATGGTCGAACATATAAAGGCGGTCACTGCCAAGAGTTGCGTCAAAAGCATCACGTTTTTCCTGTTCAGTTGCATCACAGTCTGGTAGATGCAAAGGTTTATTAGCAGCCAAGCTCATCAAAGACAAGCCTGTCTTACGAACACTCTCCTCCAAGAACATCAAGCCAATGTTGTCTTGTGTCTTGCTAAGGATGTGCCATATCACTTCACGTAGAAACTGACTCTTACCTAAGCCTGAGCCTGCTGTGACAGTGACTAGCTCACCCTTACGAATGCCATACGTCAGCTTGTTAAGACCATCGTAGGGGTAGGCTACCTCTGCCTTATCCAAGGGCTTAGACACACTCTCCCACAGTGTAGAGGCAGGGACAATGCCATCAGGTACAACACGCTCAGCTGCCCACCAACGATCAATGAACTCCTTCTCTTTACCAGCAACAAGGAAGTCACAACCATCCTTATATCCCTCGACAGGCTTGAATGTCTTGGCCTTACCAGCAAACAAGGAAGCCACCTGCTTGGCTGCTTGTTG